GATATCTGCCTTGCCTGGTCTCGGGGCTTGCGTATCAAATCAGTCTTAAGCGGCCAGAAGTCTCGGATAGGGCGCCAGCATTGAAATCGGCATATGAGGAGCAATGGAATCTGGCGGCTGATGCCGACAGAGAGAAAGCCTCATTTCGCGTTACGCCCGGAGGGTATCGATTCCCATGAGCTACGCAAGCGGCAAATATGCTTTCGGTTACTGCGACCGCACTGGCTTTCGTTACAAGCTCAAAGATATGGTCGAGCAATACGAAGGCGGTAGACCGACCGGGTTGCGTGTGGGCAGGGATGTGGTGGATAAAGATCAGCCCCAGCTCCAGTTGGGGCGGTTTAACACCAATGACCCTGAAGCGTTGCGTAATGCTAGACCGGATGGGAGCTTGGCAGAAAGTCGTAGACTTTATGCGTGGGATCCTGTCGGCGGTGGAAATTCAGCTCTGGGGAGCCGTACTGTTGGGCTTGATATTGCGGCAGTGGTTGGCAACGTTACGGTGAGTACAGGCTGATGGCGTGGACCTACACAACATTGAAGTCAGCTATCCAGGACTATCTGGAGAATACTGAGACTACGTTCGTCAACGATCTTGGTACGATTATTACGCAGGCAGAAAATCGCATACTAAAAACGGTGCAATTGCCTGATTTTCGCAAAAGCACAACCGGCGCAATGACTTCTAGCAATGCGTATCTTGGAACGCCGACAGACTTTCTGGCGCCCTATTCGTTGGCGCTGGATAACAGTGGCTATGAATACTTGATATTTAAAGATGTAAACTTCATCCGTGCGGCCTATCCGGTTGCATCCACAACGGGTGTGCCGAAATATTACGGTCTGTTCGATGATGATTCGTTTATTGTTGGGCCCACACCGGGCAGTGGGTATGCGGTTGAACTGCATTATTTTTATAAGCCAGAGTCTATTACAGCGGCTAGTTCTGGTACTAGCTGGTTAGGTGATAATGCTGAGCTGGCTTTGCTTTATGCCTCTTTGGTTGAATCCTATGGTTTTTTGAAAGGTGAGCCTGACTTGATGCAGATGTATGAGGGTCGCTACCAGGAGGCGGTAGAGCAATTGAAGGTTCTGGGCGAAGGATACAGCACCACAGACAGTTATCGTGGTGGCCCTGTGAGGGTAAGACGGGTATGAGCAATAAAAGCATAATCATCCGAGATAGCATTGATGCTTGAATTAAATGCAACGGTAGAGCCTGGAACTTGTGAGATTCACACGACTGAATATCGTGGTTTTACGCCAGAAGAGATTTCTGAAAGAGCGGTAGGGAAGATAGTCTCTGTGGCTGATGGCGCTGATCCGGTGGTGAGGGATCAAGCGGAGATTTTTAAGCGCAGGATTTTTCATGTGATTGTCAAAGCCTGTAATGATGCGATCCAAAGTGACAGAACAACGCTGGCGAATCTTTTGAAACAACAGGGCCATGATGACATGGCTGAGATTTTAAGGAGGCTGTAATGGCTCATAGTCAAGCAGTTGCAACAAGTTTTAAGTCTGAGCTGCTTCAGGGCATACATAATTTCCACAATGGTTCTGGTGGTGGTACGACGACTACAACTGGAACAGGCAATACATTCAAGGTGGCGCTTTACACATCAAGTTCTACCATGAGCGCCAGCACGACGGCTTATACAACCACGAATGAGGTTTCTGGCACGAATTACAGCGCGGGCGGTAATACATTGACTAATGTAGATCCGAGCACTTCAGGAACGACAGCCCTGACAGACTTTGCGGATAGCACATGGTCGGATGCGACCATCACCGCGAACGGTGCATTGATTTATAACTCAAGCACAACGGCGGGTTCGGCAAACAGGGCAGTGGTTATTCTCGCTTTTGGCGGAGACAAAACTTCTACGTCTGGTGATTTTACGATTGAGTTTCCAACAGCCGATGCGTCGAACGCAATTATTAGAATAGCGTAGAGATTAAGGTGTGGCACAGAATGCAAAAGTTGCATGGCAGGGATGGAACTCTAGCAATATTGCTTGGGGAGAGAGTACCTGGGGTGATGCAGAAGAAGCAATTACAGGCTCAACAGCTTCCGTTGGAACAGTTACTGTTTCAGCGAATGCCTGTATCTGTCCGGTCACTGGCAACTCAGTTACCGCAAGCACTAACTCGGTCACTGTTACGGGGAAGGCGACAGTCAGCCCAAGTACAAATGTGGCGACTTCTGCGGTTGGTTCAATCTCGCTTGTCACAAATAACACGATTCAGGTTACTTCAGAAAAATCTGAAGCATTTACAAGCAGCGTTACTGTTGTTTCCAAGGCTGGTATTCAAGTCACCGGCAATCAAGTCGAAGTGTCTACAACCAGCGTTTTGGTATGGGGGCTGGTGGATACAGATCAAACTCCAGATTGGAGTGCTGTTAGCACCAGTCAGACGCCAAGTTGGTCTGCTGTATCGACCACCCAAGATCCATCTTGGTCATCAGTATCCACATCACAAACACCTAGTTGGAGTTCGGTAGATAGTGACCAGACTCCAGAATGGGAAAAGGTAGCTTGACATGGCAACTTATGTAAATGATTTAAGACTGAAAGAAATCGCAACTGGTGATGAATCGGGCACCTGGGGAACGAGTACGAACACTAACCTCGAGCTGATAGCAGAAGCATGGGGTAGTGGCTCGGAAGGAATTACAGGAACCACACATACCATCACGATGCAGGATGGTACTGCTGATGCAGCAAGAGCTTATGCGCTGACATTAACAGGTTCCACTACTGCGACTAACACGGTCACCTTAGCACCTAACACAGTTAATAAAGTTTGGGTGATCCAAAATAGTGCGGGATATCAGGTAACGATTTCCCAAGGGACAGGCGCGAACGTCGTTATCCCTAATGGTGGGATCAAGATGATTGTTGCCGACGGCGCTGGTGCAGGCGCGGCAGTTACTGATGTATTAGACCTAACCGGTGGCACGGGCAATATAGGGTTAGGCAGTGGCTCTTTAGGTACGGGACTTACCACCGGAACAGATAATGTTGCGATTGGTGAAAACAGCCTTGATGCCGTGACTTCTGGCACGGATAACACCATCGTTGGAGATGGTGCTGGTGGGGCGATCACTACGGGAAGTAACAACACGGCTATTGGATCGCTCGCTCTGGATGCTGTAACAACTGCAAGCGATAACACAGCCGTGGGATCGGCGGCGCTCGGCGCAAATACGTCCGGTACGGACAATACCGGTTTGGGACGCGGGGCTGGTAATGCTGTCACTACGGGCGATGACAATACGCTAGTTGGAGACAATGCCGGAGGGAATATTACTACGTCTTCAGGCCATACTGCTGTCGGTTCAGGTGCATTGGGGACAATATCTACTGGGACAACTGGAACGGCAGTAGGTTATCTCGCGTTGAACGCGGCCACCGGTAACAACAACACAGCCGTTGGGTACGCAGCAGGTAAATTAGTCAGCACCGGAACTGAGAATACTATACTTGGTTTTGCGGCTGCTGACGCTGTTACCACGGGTACAGATAACACGTTCTTAGGTGCTTCGGCGGGTGGTGGAACGACAACTGCCAATCATAACACTGCTATTGGCTCTAGTGCTTTATTAGCAAATTCGACTGGTGCCGGGAATGTTGCGGTGGGACTCAGCGCCTTAGCCGCTAATACAACAGCCCACTACAACATTGCCGTGGGCTATCAGGCATTAACTGCAAATACCACCGGAACCGACAACGTTGCCGTCGGCTATCACGCTGGCACTGCCGTTACTACCGGAATAAATAATACATTTGTTGGAGACGATGCTGGTCAAGCTGTGACCACTTCTTCACAGAATACGGCGGTGGGTGCTGACGCACTAAAGGAGACGAGTACGGGGGCCAACAACACAGCAGTGGGCAAGGGGGCTTTAGCCGCCAACACAACGGCAGACGACAATACGGCTGTTGGTCAGAATGCTCTATTTGCTAACACGACTGGGACGGACAACACTGGCCTGGGGTTTCAAGCGGGAGATGCCGTAACTACGGGTTCTGATAATACTTTTGTTGGTGACAATGCGGGTGGTGCTGTTAGTACGGCAAGCGGTCATACTGCCGTAGGCTCATCTGCGTTACTTACCATGTCAACAGGTACGACCGGAACGGCGGTCGGTTTTGAAGCGTTAACACTCGCAACTGGGAATAATAATACCGGTGTGGGTTATCAGGCAGGGGCGGCTGTTAGCACCGGAACTGAGAATACTGTCGTGGGGAACGCGGCTGGCGATGCTGTTACCACGGGCGCTGACAACACCTTCGTCGGAGACAACGCTGGAGGCGCGGTAACGACAGCTTCTGGACATACCGCTGTGGGATCGAGCGCACTGCTTACCATGAGTTCTGGAACGACCGGAACAGCAGTTGGTTTTGAAGCACTCAAGGTTGCAACGGGAAATAATAATACGGCAGTTGGTTATCAAGCAGGCGTAGCTGTAAGCACCGGCACTGAAAATACGTTACTTGGTAACGCCTCCGGTGATGCCGTAACTACCGGAGCCGACAATACGCTGATTGGTAATGCCGCTGGTGGCGCGATTACTACTGGCAGTAATAATACGGCAGTGGGTTCTGGCGCGTTGGATGCAGTAACAACTGCAAGTGACAACACGGCTTTTGGGTCTTTTGCCCTATCCGCTAACACCTCCGGCACAGACAATACTGGCCTTGGTCGTGGCGCTGGAAATGAAATCACAACTGGTGATGATAATACGGTTGTTGGCGATAACGCTGGTGGTTCCATCACGACATCAAGTGGGCATACGGCAGTAGGATCGGGAGCATTGGGAACGATTACTACCGGAACAACTGGAACTGCTGTTGGCTATCTTGCACTGAATGCTGCAACTGGTAATAACAATACGGCTTTAGGCTACGAGGCAGGCAAGCTGGTTAGCACGGGAACTGAGAACACCTTGATGGGTAACGCTGCCGGTGATGCCGTAACTACGGGTGCCGATAATACATTGATCGGAGACAGTGCAGGTGGGGCTATTACTACTGCGAGCGGACATACTGCGGTGGGTTCTGGCGCTCTATCAACAATAACAACTGGAACTACTTGTACAGCCGTAGGCTTTGAAGCACTAAAGGTTGCTACCGGTAATGACAACACGGCTTTTGGTTATCAAGCTGGAGTTGCTGTTAGTACAGGTGTTGATAACTGCTTGATTGGTAATGTAGCAGGCGATGCAGTAACCACTGGTAGTGATAACACTTTCGTTGGAGACAGCGCCGGAGGGGCGACTACCACCGCTGATAACAATACGGCTGTCGGGTCACAGGCGCTGGTATTAAATTCGACGGGCGCGAACAACGTTGCTATTGGAACTTATGCGCTTGATGCCAATACGACAGGAGGGGCTAATACTGCCATTGGCAGAACTGCATTGGGCGCGAACACAACGGCTAGTAACAATGTTGCCGTCGGGTATTTTGCTTTATCGGCCAATACCACATCATCCGCAAACACAGGGATTGGTTTTCAGGCAGGAGAAGATACAACCGGGCCTAATAATACGGCTGTTGGATATCAGGCTTTACAGGCCAACTCGTCGGGCACCGGCAACGTCGCCTTGGGTCGGTCTGCGCTTCTAGCTAACACTACTGCGGCTAATAACGTTGCTCTAGGATATAAGGCTTTAGCAGCTAACACGACCGGCACAGACAATGTGGCCGTCGGTTTCGAGGCTGGACAAACCCTTACGACAGGCCAAAATAATACTTACGTTGGAGACGACGCAGGGCAGGCTGCGACAACTTCTTCACAGAATACTGCTGTTGGCGCTGATGCAATGAAACAGACAACTACCGGCCATGACAACACGGCGGTGGGCAAAAGCGCGTTAACCGCGAACACTACGGCAGATGATAATGTCGCCATAGGTAAAAATTCGCTGTATACCGCAACTACGGGTGCGGGAAATACAGCGGTTGGCAAGGATGCTGGGTATGCCGTAACGACCGGCGCTAATAATGTTTGCATTGGCTATGATGCAGGCGATGCTTTAACTGAGGGCAGTAACAACATAATCATAGGTTATGCTGCTGCTGCTTCAGCGGTTGATGTTTCTAATACTGTTACGCTGGGTGATGGAAATATTACGGCAATTAGATGTCAAGTGCAGAGTATCTCTGCGCTATCTGATGCCCGTGATAAAAGAGGCATGAAAACTCTTAGCGAAGGTCTTGATTTCATCAATGACTTAAACCCAGTGCAGTTTTTCTGGGACATGAGAACTGGCGAAAAAGTTGGTGTTGCAGATTTTGGTTTTGTTGCTCAGGAACTGGATGCGACGCAGCGAAAGTATAATTCAGAAGATCATTTGCGGTTGGTTTTGAAAGATAATCCTGACAGGCTCGAAGCGGCGTATGGAAAGTTAGTGCCAATCTTGGTGAAAGCAGTGCAAGAGCTGTCTTCTGAAGTAAAAGAGTTGAAGTCTAAATTAGAGGATAAGTAGATGGCTGTTACTAAAACTTTAGTTAAAGCCGTGCCTTATGAAAAGTCTAGCAAAGTAGAGATTTGGGACTTGGAAATGAAGTACGAGAATGACTCTGAGGGCGATGTGACCTATTACACGTTCACATTCTCGCTTAATGTAGAAGCGACAGATGATGAAGGGGTGGTCAATTTTGCTAAGAAAGCCAAAGGCTCATGGAGCAAGAGTGAGCTGGAGGCGCTTTGCCCGACTTCACATTGGGATAGCGTGTTTGCCAGTCAGGTTGATTCGGTCATTACTAGTCCGGTAACTGCGGCAACGCCTGACGAGAGCTTTTCGATTCCAAGCTGATGCCTGAGATCCAATTTCAAAACTGGACTTTGCCAGCGGCTTTTATGCTGGAAACCGACTTGCCGCCAGAGATGGTAGACGGGCTGAATAGCTATCTTGATGAGCTGCTGGAGAGCGAAGATCGTCGTTCACATGCGGGGACTTTAGTTGGTCAAATTCAGCACGGTCAGCAACTTACGATGAACCATGATGCGCCTGAGTTGCAGGATTTCTGCCATCTTATTAACGGTCTTGGCATCGAGTACATTAAGCATTTTAGTCAGCAGACGGCGAATATTCTCAAAGGTGTACGCAAGGTTGAGGTTGATGAGCTGTGGTCAGTCCATAGTTTTGAAGGTGATTACAACCCAATTCACGATCATGGTACTTCAACAATCATGGGTATTTCAGTCACTTGCTGGACGAAAGTACCGCAACAGATTTTAGATCAGCCAAGTGCAGGAACGCCGAGCTATAGCCTCTATAACTCCAGCGGCGCTTGTGATGGGTATCTGGCCTTTCAGTACGGCAGAAACTCACTGATGGATGTGGAGCGGTTACGGCCACCGCAATCGACATCCTTGCAGCCGCAGGTCGGCAAGCTCTATATGTTTCCATCCTGGCTACAACATATGGTCTATCCGTTTAAGGGTGATGGTGAGCGCAGGACGGTTGCGGCAAATTTAAACGTTTGGGACATCACGGACCAAATTGCGAGCGAAACGACTGAAATAAATTAGGGGAAAGCCATGGGCTTTAAATTATCTATTGTGCTGGCCTTTGCTTTGGTAATGTTGTCGGGAGCTTTCAAGCTCTATTACGACAAGTCAGAGGCTGAAAAGATGGCTATAGCATTGCAATTACAGACGGCAATGGATAATCAGTTGCGTTTGGAAAATGCTATCGAAACGCAGAATGCGCAAATTGAAAAGCAGATCGCGGATAAGAAGGCATCTGATGCTCGTATTGAGCTGTTGACTGTTTCCAGCAATCGGGCCAATGAAAAGGTTGATGAGTTGCGGGAAAAATTCGCTCGTCACGATCTGAATATGCTTTCTCTGCGTAAGCCAAAATTAATCGAAAAGGTTGTTAATCGAGGCACCGCAAGGGTTTTTAAAGAACTCGAAGAGCTAACAACCGCGAAACAAACGGTTTTGGTTGAGTCTGATGAAGAATCAGAAGGCTGATGAAAGGACTGGTTTTGGTTTTGCTAGCCATTTGCAGTGGCTGCACGACGTTTCGTCCGCCGGAGGTGCGCCCTGTGGAGGTCGTGACCATCGAGAAGCCAGCGCCGATGTATCACCCGCCATTGCCACCGAAGATCAAGAGTGTTCCGGTCGAATGGAAGATTCTGACGCCGGACACGATGGAGGAGTATTTAAACGATTTGAGGGCTGGCGAAGCGCCGGTGAATGCTTGGTATTCGCTGACGACCAAGGGATACGAGAATATCAGCACCAATATGGCGCAAATTCACCGATACATCAGACAAGTGCTGTCTATCGTTGAATACTATCGGGATGTTGATAAGGCGCGACAAGCAGAAGATGAAGAAGAGCCAGCAGAGGAATGAGTAAGTTGACGGAAATGTTACGACGGCATGAGGGTGTGGAGAGCCATGCCTACCTGTGCAGCCAAAACTTTATGACTATTGGCGTTGGCAGGAATGTTGACGCTGGTGATGATGGTCGGGCAAGAGGATTGGGGCTTTCTGATGATGAGATCGATTATCTATTGCAGAACGATATTGATCGGGTAACGAAGGAGTTAGATCGCGAATATCCATGGTTTCAAGGGCTTAATGAAGCACGATCTGATGCGATGGTGGATATCAGCTTCAACCTTGGACAAACAAGGTTGAGAGGCTTTAAGAAGGCATTGGAAGCAATGGGTTCTGGCGATTGGGAAGAAGCCAGTAGGCAATTTTTAGATAGCCGCTGGGCGACTCAGGTTGGCAACAGAGCGACTGAGTTGGCTGAGATAATTAGTACAGGCGAATACTAAGGATGATGTTATGAGCAAAGGTGGCAAGACTGGAGGCGGACCACAGAGAATCAATGGGGGCGGTCCATTAACTAGCTCCCGCCCGCCAAGTGGGATGGGCGATGAATACGGCTTTGGCTACAATCCTAATCGCCCTAGCCCCGGCACGCCATCAGGTCCAGGCAAGGGCGGTAGAGGAATGCCGCCTCAGCAGTTTGGGGGTGGATGGGGGCAGCCTCAGTTCCAGGGTGGATTTGGTGGCTATGGTCAGGGGTTACAACGACCGAGCGGTCCAGGTAAGGGCGGTCCATTTCAGGGGCCGGGGTCTTCATACAATCAGCCTCAAATGCCTTTTGGTTATGGGCAGATGCAGTATTCGCCCCAGCGATTTCATGGTTACGGTGTGCCTTCAAGTATGGCTCAGCCTTTTCCTGACGTAAGGTCGCCCTCACCAGGATATCCTCAACCGCCTCCTGACTTTCAGCTACCGCCGCCAGGGTATCCCCAGCAGTATGGTCGCCAGCCCGGCATGGGCGGCCCAGGCAAGGGTGGTCGTCGTCGGGGTCCGCCCCCTTATATGGGTGGTCGTGGTCTAGGTGGGCCTGGCTACGATCCGCGAGCCGGAGCAGGTCCATCCCCTCAAGAGAGACACCAGGCTGCGCTCACGCGAGCAAGGCGCTTATCTATGCAGGGCGGCGGCGGTGGTATCTCATATGGTGCGGGAAAACATCGACGGATGGCGGAGAGTGCTCGCGATGGCGGCTTTAGTCCACAACAGATGCGGGAACAGCAACTATACGCCGCCGGGCAACAGCAGCAAGAAGAATATGGGCAAGCAGGGGGCTACGATGTCGCTCACACGGCCTATTCCGGGGGCGGCGGGATAGCTGGAATTTATGGGCCTGGGGGAAGGGTGCGCTAACGATGCCATTGCGTAAATTATTATTCCAGCCGGGGGTCAATAAAGAGGGCACTGAATATAGTGCAGGCTCGGGCTGGTTTGACTCCGATAAGGTGCGTTTCAGGAAAGGCAGACCGGAAAAAATTGGCGGCTGGCAGAAGTTTTCGACTAGCGCGTTTCTTGGTGTATGTCGGTCGATCCATGACTGGGCTGCTTTGGCGTCTACAAAGTATCTAGGCATTGGCACGCATCTGAAGCTCTATGTCGCTGATGGAACGACTTTTTATGATGTCACCCCTATTCGCTCGACCACGTCAGCGGGAGATGTCACGTTTGCAGCCACCAATGGCTCATCAACCATCACCGCGACGGATTCAGCCCATGATGCGAAAGTTAATGATTTTGTTACCTTTTCGGATGCGGTAAGTTTGGGTGGCAATGTGGTTGCGGATGTTTTGAATCAGGAATACCAGATTGCTTCGGTTCCAAGTACCAGCACATATACTTTTGCGGCTAAAGACACATCTGGTGATGAGGTCACTGCCAATTCCAGCGATAGCGGCAATGGGGGTTCATCTGTTGTTGGGGCGTATCAAATTAATACTGGCCTGAATGCATATGTTGATGGCACAGGCTGGGGTGCAAATGCGTGGAATGAGGGAACATTTGGTAGTTCCAGCGCGGTTACATCTGGTAATCAGTTGCGTCTTTGGAGTCAGGATAACTTTGGCGAAGATTTGGTCGCCAATGTGCGCGGCGGTGGTGTTTATTACTGGGATACCAGCGGTGGCACTAATGCGAGGGCTGTGGATATCAGCACGTTGAGCGGGGCTTCTGCTACGCCCACGGTTGCATTGCAGATCATGGTTTCTGATGTAGATCAGCATGTTATTTGTTTCGGTGTGAACAACATTGGTTCAAGCGTTATCGACCCAATGCTTGTGCGTTGGTCAGACCAGGAATCAGCGGCAGACTGGACGCCAACGGCCATTAATACGAGCGGGGGTGTGCGCATTAACCAAGGGTCGAAGATTGTCGGTGCTTTGCAGACTCGGCAGGAAATCTTGATCTGGACTGATAACAGCATTCATTCCATGCGCTTTATTGGTTCACCGTTTATTTTTCAGTTCAATTTGCTCAGCCACAATATCTCGATGATTTCTCCCAACGCAGCGGCGAATGCTCGTGGCAGCGTGTATTTTATGGATCGAGGAGGATTCTTTCTCTATAACGGCGCGGTTCAGCCGATACCTTGTACGGTCAAAGAACATGTATTTGCGAATATTAATTTAGGGCAAGCCTATAAGGTACATGCAGCAACCAATGTGGATTTTTCCGAAGTGACTTGGTATTACCC